TTTTAGATTGAGACATTGCATCCTGTGCATACGCCTTAACCTTAAATAATCTATCAGACATACCATTGACAACAATGTCAATAAATTTAGGAAGTATAGGAACCGGAGTCCAATCTAAGTTTAAATAAGATAAGTCACCATCAATAGCTAGTTCATTTTTATATTTTGCAATTGATTGTTCGCCACGAGCATAAAGTCTAAGTCTACGGAAATCTCTCCATTGACTGTAATACCTACAAGAGCTACCATCTTTTCTGAACCACTCATATTGGATAGCTTGCCCCACTTGTAACCCAAATGCATCCGAAGCCTTCTCTGCATCAGTTGCTAACTGACTTGGGAATGAAGTGGAATTTATCTCTATTTTTATGTCGTTTTTCATCTAATCAATTGACTTGTTGTTCCTTCGTTTGTATACTTAGCGAAGTTAATAATTAATTTTGATTCTTTTTTCTCAGGAATGTATAGGTGCTTTTGATTAGCCATTATGCACAATCCTGAACTAATAGATGCATCAAATGTTGTTCTGTCGTTTATATCAAACTTTGCCCAATCTTCAAGAGTCCTTGTAAATGGCATTGTTCCCATCTCTTCAGGGTCTCTATACTTAGCCTCTAAGTCTAATCCAACGTGTTTTTCTATGTACGATTCAATTGCTGAAGCGTGTGACTGCTTAACATCTTCTGAAGTATTTGGAATACCGCCCAATTCTCGTTCAGTCTTTGTCAGTTTAGCCATCTGTTTGTCAGGTCTATTAATAGAAAATCCTCTGTATCCTCTATTTTTTATATGATATAAAAGTCTTGGCTTATTATTTTCTACTAAGATAGGCATTCCGTAGAATATACAAGCCATAAGCACTTCCTCAAAAAATATCTCTGCCGTCTGTGGACGAGCAACATACTCCAAGAAAAACTCATTAACAGGAGCCTCATCCATGTGGAACTTAGTCATACCGTGCAATGCACCATTTGACCCACGTCCACCAACTACTGCTGAGATGTCATAGGAGTCACAACCAAATGACCCAAGGTGCTCATTGCCGGGATATTTAATACCATTACGTATATGCACATTGTTCTGCATATGTTTGGTTGGTGCCCAACTTATAAGGAATCTACCACGTGTGTCAGGAGTCCATATTACATCAGTATCTTTAATGCCATCTTTCCATGAGAATGACCCACGAGTAAGGTAGTGCTCCTTAATCATTGAGTCATTGTAGTCAATTTGTTGATATAGTTTGGTTAAGTTAAATAAAGACTGCTTACTTTCATCTCTAAAAGCATGAGATTGTGTCCTTGGAAACTGACGGTAAAATTCGTTTAACGCATCGGCATCACTCTTTAATGAGTCTACCTCAGCCTCCCAATAGTCTATTGCTCCATTTGTAATCCAATTGCCGTCAACCCCCATTACAGGTTCTTCAGGCTTTCTGAATACAGGATGACCATACCTATCAATAAAGCCTTCCATGTTCCATTCCATTGGAATAAACAAGGAATATAGACCACTCTTAGTCTGTCCGTTGGCATTTCGTTTTGATATATCTGAATCTTCAAACATATCTTTATAGTTCTGCCCACCTTTTGATAATGCATTTGAGGTAGACCCCATCATACACTTACCAATAATCTTGCTGCCTAATCGAAGACACGTCTTAGTAACACGCCAATTCTCTTTGATGTTTACCGGCTTAGTCCATTTTCCCGATTCGTCATGTGCCAATAATAATAATTTTTCTCCATCATAGGAGTTGTCATCCGTATTTTTCCAATCTATTGACGTGTCAAGACCTTCTACTTCTGTATCATCAGCATCATACATATTCTTTTTGGTAATCTTGGTTGCCGGTATTCTGAATGATAACTCTGTTTTAGGTTTATCCATACCATCCATAATAGGTTTGAAAAAAAATGGAAAACGACTATTAATAGGAACAACCTTATCCGTAAACATTTTTTTAGCATCGGGTCCCGTCTTTGATAACATACCTATACGTGCATTTCGTGCAAGCGTACCTATGTTTACACACTCCGATGAAGCCATAAAAGAAAATCCTGAACGTCTTATCTTTAGATAGATAATGCCAAATGACCTTGGGTCAGCACGACAGGCTTCCCAAAATATCCAATAGAGACGATTGGCTTCACGAAAATCAGGGTAGCCAACGTCAATACTTGACCACTGCAAGTACGTATAATGAGAGCCTGTTATGTAAGTCTTTACGCCATTATTCATGAACCAAAAACCTTGCTCACGAAAATCAAACTCGTTCTCAATATAATCTACCCAACGGTTTTTAAATTCTTTTGGCTTTTCGTTCCATTGAAATATGGATTGTATTCTTGCTAACTCACGAGGGAGTTCTTGGCGTTCCCAATATTGTTCAACTTTTGATACGTGTCTTTGAAGACACTTATTGGGAGTGGCAGGCAATGCTATTTTAAGTCCTTCAATATCTACTATCTCTCCTATCTCACCTGTCTTTGAGATTACTGTAACATTGTATTGTTCGTTATAGCCATAGAGCCAAGACTTCACTCTGTTTTTATTAGAGATGACACTTGCCGGTATATAGTTTTCTATTATTCGGCACAGACTATTGCTTTGACCTTCGTTCTGCAAATCCTTGTTTTGTATCTGTTCTGCTTACTCCACGCTCTGCGGAGTCAAGATTTTCTTTTTCTAATTCTATTCTACTTAGTATCTCAAACGCATCAAAGATAGCTAACTTTTTAGCGGCTGCTGCATTCTTCATTTTATCTGCAGATACATCAGTATCTGACTCGGTATTAATAATATCTTCTTCAGCTACTTTAATAAGATGTGATACCGCTTTATACCCTGCCTCAATGATTCTTAACTTTATCTCTCTAGTATCTCTCATTACTTGGCTTTTAAAAATATTATCTGAACCAATCGAGATTGTTCACCTGAGCCAAAGTTCTCAAGAATATTTCTTGAATGTGAGGCATCAGAGCTAAATGCAACCATGCGGTTGAATTTAGAATACATTGTAAACAAAGACTTTTTATCTTCATCATAGATAGTTGTTCCATCATTGTCAGGTGCTTGTTCATTTAAGTATAAAATACAAGTAATATGACCCATCATCTCATCCGTATGAACAAAGTTTGGCTCTTTCTGATTTAATGGAGACTTTCTTACAAAATTAAATGAAACATTGTATGAAGTAAATAGTTCAGATACATACTGAGCAAACTCATCGTTATTATCTCTTGGCTGAATATTTTTAAATGTATTATCCCCGTCTGCAATATCTTGAAAGCCATGCTTGTGTATGTCCTCAACATAAGCAAGAGGGTTTTTTAATATATTATCAAATGTAATTAGATTCATAATTTCATTGTTATTTGATGGTCATACATTCTATATAGCTTCTCATCATCCACTGTGAACTCATATTCGCTGTCAGGAGAGAAGCAAACCATGTCCCCGGACTTTACCCCTTTCTCTAATAAGTATTCATTAGGGTACTTCATTATGCCCATCAACGGCTCCTCTGAAAAAGGCTTCTTAATATAGCTTTTAGTTGTAGGAATTGGCTTTACAAAGCAGTACCTATCATAGGCATTCCACGTAGAGTTATGCTTATACATAAAGAATTGGTCAGGCTCAATAAAGAATAGGTCGTCTTTAAAAAAAGACTTACCACTCTTTTGCCTACCCCTTACATCATTGTAGAACTTAAAAACATTGTGGTGTACAAGAAGAGTATCTGACTTTTGAATAGGTCCGGCATAATCTAATGGCAACTCAACGACTTCTGCAAATCGGTTAGAAAACTTGTGGTCTTCTTCAGAGGTGCTGACAATAAAGTCAACACCACTTATCTCTTTTGTGTTATCGTATCGCTTTCCATTAGCCGGCTTGGCTATGAAATAGAATGGCGACCTCATTAGATGTTTATATTATATTCAATTGAAATAGGTATAGTAGAATTAAATTCTTTCCAAAGAACTATTTCACTCTTTTCATTAATAATATATATTTGAATAGATTCTTTGGTGGAGTTAAACTTAATTAAATGTATTTCATTAGTATCTCCAAGAACTTTTTGCCCTACAAGATAATGCATAGCACCACCTTTATAGTCAGGTCCTATTGACACTTTACGAATGTCCATTACAATTCTTCTTCTTCTTCTTTAAGAAAGTCAACACCTGTCACCCAATCTTTTAAGAATATAAATGGTTCTAACCCTTGAGGATTCATGATGCTGATAGGAGTGAAGTCAAATTCATTCTCACCTAATTCAGTAATGTCCTTAGTAAGTTTTTTGATTCCTTCTTTGGTGAACTTAAATGCACCTTTATCATCAAGGAGTAGACAATCTTTGTCATCCACCTGTGCATTGTCAAGTCTTAACCCTTCGATTTCTGACTGAAATGCTTCGCTATGAGGCTTGATTTTCTCGAAGATGCGGAATAGCTTCTTCTGTGTTTTGCTCTCCTGTGAACCAATTACGGCATTAAGATTAGCAACTAACGTGTTGATTTGATTAAATTTCATTTTGATTTGATTTGATTTATATAAAAGTAGTAATTTATTCTGTAACTTCTTCAATAGGTTCTACTATCGGCTCAACTATCGGCTCAGCTATCGGCTCAACAACAGGCGGAACATAATCACCTGTAATCGTTAAATTAAGTTGTGTAGCTATCCAATCCCACGCATACTCATCATCATTACTCCATTGCTCATAAGCATCGCCTGACATCGTTAGATTGCCCTGCGATAACTGCTCTTGCTCATTTAAAAGCGTGTAAAAGAATATAGCAGATATGCCTAAAGTAACGTTAACTGCTTTTGCATTTAAAATAGTTGCATTTTTGTTTTGTCCGTTATCCCATATTGGGACTGCTTCGATATTTTTCATATTTTATATTTTTTATTTATACAACTGCTGCTGACAAAGGTATGTAATATACAACGCTATCTATTTCTACCATGACTTTATTTACAATTGCAGGTCCTGTCGCTGATACTGCACCCACTTTAAATGGTTTAGCCGTACCTCCTGATGGGGCTGCGGTTGTTATGCTGCTTGAAAAGGTAGCTGCTCCTCCATCTGTAAAAAGCAATTCATTTCTTCCCGCAGTAACATTCCTTATTGAAAATCCTGTATTGCTTGTACCATCAATACCTGCAATCATTTTATAGGTTCTTACTGCTGCTGAATTTGTAATAGTATATCCCGACTTACCAGCATCATCAATAGTTACCAATACTCCAAG